AAGACTAATTAAACAATTCAACAATGAGTAACAACCCGACACCACTACACCACCTAACGAATCTTGATAATATTTACGGAATAGGTAATATCCACTCGCCCGAAGTAAGGGAATGCTTCGGGTGGTGGGTAGTCATGACGAATGGCGATGTTATCATCGTATCGAAGGAGGCCTACAAGGGCTATATGAAGGCGGAGCCTTACATCGTGGACGAGCAGACATTATCGGATGATGATTGGTTGCCGCATCTGCGCCGCAAGGCTTGGTTTACAACGGAATGTGAAACAGATTTCAAAAAAGCAATCAGCTATGCAAGAAAGATTATATCCGCTTAAGATAAACAAATACACCACCATCCTTGTTACGAAGGACAAATGCACCGATGAATACCGGCAAGAGTACATCAGTCGCCGCGACAAGCCTACATCCCTGGCCATGCAACGCCAGGCAAGCCCACACCCCACGGAGATGGAGATGAAGGAGTGCGCCAAGATGGGCATGACAACACGGCAGACGGCCGAGCATACCGGCTTCAGCTATGAAACAATCATGTACTATGCAAAGAAGTACAAGGTGCAGCTGGTGAAAGAAGTAAGAAAAAGTGTTAAATCAGTGAAAAATATTTCTGTTTAATGCTTTGATATTAAATGATTTATATTAACTTTATAGCAAAATTTAGGAGTATGGTAGTAATGCAGAAAATGAAAGTCGGGGATGTCTTGAAACTGAAAGGCAATCCGCGCAAGATAACACAAGAAGAAATGGAATGCTTGAAGGAATCCCTTATAAGCATTCCCGAATATATGGAAGCACACCCTATTGTCTTGTCCGACCGTACAGGCGAGTGGGTTGTAATTGATGGCAACCAACGATTGGAAGCTGCTCGTCAGTTGGGATGGAAGGAAGTGCCAACAGCCAAAATGTCGGGGTTGAGCGAGGAAAAGGAACGCGAAATCATTATCCGCGCCAACGTGAACAATGGCGAATGGGATATGGACTTGCTACAAGAATGGGACAAGGAACAACTGCAAGATTGGGGTGTATCCGTAGAGTGGGAAGAAGAAAAGCAACAATCGCAAAAGAATTTATCAGACGAATTAAATTTTGATTATAAATTAGAAATCACTTGCAATGACGAAGTAGAACAACAATCATTGTTTAATGAATTTCAAGAAAGGGGGATTGTATGTCGCATTTTAACATTATAAGAAAGAATGAAGCTCCTGCTACATTTCGCGTTGAATCGGTAAGAGGTACATACGATTTACAAAGCAGAAATGTAGAAGAACATTTTGAAGGCGATATTGAATTGCCAAGCAAATGGAATGTTGGTTTAATTGTTGGTAAATCGGGAAGCGGTAAAACAACCATCGCGAAAGAATTGTTTGGCGAATACATCGCAGATAATTTTGTTTATACACACGAAAGCATATTAGATGATATGCCTAAAAGCGCGTCAGTAAACGATATATCGCAAGCATTAAATAGTGTGGGATTTTCTTCTCCACCTAATTGGTTGAAACCGTATTCTGTATTATCGAATGGCGAAAAAATGAGATGTGATATTGCAAGAGCAATGCTTGAAAATAAAGATATGTTTGTTTTCGATGAATTTACATCAGTTGTAGATCGTAATGTTGCACAAATAGGTTCTTTCGCCTTGCAAAAGGCTATACGAAGAAATGATAAGAAATTTATTGCGGTTACTTGTCATTACGATGTAGAAGATTGGTTGATGCCCGATTGGGTATTCAATACCGATTCAATGACCTTTTATGTGAATGATACAGAAGAACTAAAAAAAAAAGACCAGCAATCAGAATCAACATCTACGAAACGAAAGAAAAAGAATATTATTGGAAGCAATTTAGGAAGTATCATTATTTAAGTCATTCATTTAATAAAGCTGCAAGAGTGTTTATATGTGAGATAAATAATAATTTGGTTGGTTTTTGCGCTGCATTACCATTTCCACACCCAAAAAAGAAAAACACATGGAAAGGACATCGAAGTGTTGTTTTTCCCGATTATCAAGGTGTAGGAATCGGAAAGGCGTTTACTAATTTTATTGGTAGTTTGTTAAAAAAGGAAGGTAAGTCTTACATATCAACTACAAGCAACCCATCAATGATAATGGCGAGAAAGAAAGATAAAAATTGGATAACAACCCGAATTGGGCGAACAAGTAGCGGTAGCGGTAAGATACAGAATAAACACATTAAAGGCTCTACAAGCTGCGCTCGAATAACGGTTAGTTTTGAATATATAGGAGAATAAATAATTTACCCTTAAGGGAAAATAAATTTTCTGTTAAGGGAAATAAGAAAGTGATTAAAGAATGTATAACTAAAAACACCGAACAGATATGAAGTATTCACAGAATAAAATCAGTGAATGTGCCGAGTGGGTTCGGCAGAATGGCTTGATGGAGTATGGCGGAGCAACCTTCAAGGAGTTTTGCGAAGCTATGGGAATAGACGATATGACGCATTACAGATGGATGAATAATGCGGAATATGCGGAAGCAATTAAAAGAGCGCAAGCCGATTACAAAGATACACTGGAAGTTAGCCTTGTTGATAGCCTTGTGCGGAAGGCACGCGGTTACGATATGGAAGAGAAGAAAACGGAGTATGTGAACGTGGATGGGCAGAAAAAGATTAAGCGACAAACCACCACAACAAAGCATTTCCAACCCGATACAGGTGCCGCTATCTTCCTACTGACTAACGTAGCACCCGACAGATGGAAGAACAAGATTAACAACGAGCATTCGGGCGAGGTTGCAAGCGGTTTGACGATAGTCGTTAAGGATGAAGAAGAGAAGGAGCTAATCAAGTCAGCGATGGATAAATTGAAATGAATCTAACACGAGTATATGTCGACAACCTTACCGCTTGGGGCGATAGTTACAGACTAATCGCTAATCGTGGTGGCACAAGAAGTGGGAAAACCTACTCTCTTGTGTCGCTTTTTGTTTCTGTTGCAATAAACATTAAGCGAAAGCGCACGATTGATATTGTGTCTGAAAGCCTTCCACACTTGAAACGTGGTGCGATAAACGATATAGAGGACATCCTAACCAACGAACAGATGATAGAAGATGTTCACTACATCAAGAACAGAAGCGACCACACCTACCTATTCAAGAGCGGCACGCAGATAAGGTTTTTCAGTGCAGACGATTGGGGCAAGGTCAAAGGTTCGCGCAGGGATGTGTTATTTATTAACGAGTGCAATCGCATCAGTTGGGAAGTGTACCGCCAGCTTGCTGTGCGTACAACGGAGTGCATCTTCCTTGATTGGAATCCCGATAGTGAGTTTTGGTTTGAGCAAAAGGGATTGAACACCAAGGACACAACGAAAGAGATACATTCTACCTACAAGGATAACCCATACCTTACCGATGTGCAGATAGCCGAGATTGAATCGAACATGACCGATGAGAATTGGTGGAAGGTGTACGGTTTGGGCGAGGTAGGTCGCCCACAAGGGGTTATCTATGACCGATGGCAACAAGTGGATGCAATACCCGAAGGTGCAACACTGATAGCGCGAGGACTTGACTTCGGTTTCACGAATGACCCCACCGCGATTGTGGATGTGTACAAGTACGATGGTAAGCTTTGGCTTGATGAACTATGCTACCAACGCGGCATGACTAATGACAAGATAGCCGAGTTCTTAAGGGGGAAGGATGGGATAACCGTTGCCGATAGTGCGGAAATGAAATCTATTACCGAGATATACAACTACGGCATCCGTAAGATTGAGCCGGCACAAAAGGGAACAGATTCCGTGCGTGTCGGTATCGACATATTAAGGCGGTATGAGTTGATGGTAACCAAACGGAGCCTTAACCTTATCTACGAACTACGAAACTACAAGTGGAAGGAAAACAAGCTGACCGGGGAGACGATGAACGAGCCGGTGGATAAGTTCAACCACCTTCTTGATGCAGCGCGCTATGTCGCGTTGAATATGCTTTCGGAAAAACCAACGATAAAACGCCCAAGGGCAAGAATCAGTACGATATGACACTGAAGGAATTTTTCATACTTGATAAATTGGTGGCGAACACAGACGAGGTTCAAGACCAAATTAAGAACCTACCGAAACCCTATTCAGTAGGCGGAGTGAAAACACCCGATTCGCTTAACGATATAACGATAGGTGAATTGATGGAACTACAAAGCGCACAGAACGAGCAGGACTTTGTTTTGAAGTGTTGCACGATACTTTTATCGCTTGACGAAAGAAACGCGCTTAAATCGCAAGCAAATGCCGTTATCGGCTTTGTTATGTGGGTAAGCAAGGAACTTGAACGCATCGGCAAGCTATTCGATAGCACTTCCATTCCACCAACACCCGAGGAGAAGCAAGCCGGTGTGGAGAGTTTGAAGTTCGGGATGTTCGGTGTGCTTGACTACTATGCCTTACGCATGGGGATAACCGACCATGAAGAGGTGGAGAAAGTGAAGTGGATAAGGGTGTACAAATGCCTGGATATGGATGCACAGAAAGCGAGATATGAAAAGAGATTACGAACCATTTATGCAAAGAAACAATGAACACGATTGAACAGAAGATTAGAATCATTGCCGAGAGAATGGGCAATGTGAACTACCTCTATGATGGGTGGGGATTGATTAACTTGAGAGCCGACCAAACACCTACACCGATAATGGTTAATGTGTTGCCGGTGGCTGGGGCATTCCATTTGAATGGTCGTAGGATAACCGAAAGCGAGGAATGCTTGATTGGCTTCCTTGATAAGACAGAGTTCGACTTTGACGGCGTGAAGAACAACGAAGTCATTGAACGATGTAAGAAGCTTGCACTTGAATTCTTGATGACCTTGAATGAGAGCGGCCTATTTGAGACGGTAAGCGGTGATGTGTCATTCGGCATTGAGTACAACTTGCTTGATGTTAATATGACGGGTGTAGTGCTTTCCTTACGACTTGAAGAGAAAGAGGGCGTTGTAATGTGTTTTGGCAAACCGATAAAGGACTACTTCAATGGATGATGTGAAGAAGATACTTGGCATTGCGCTTGAGGAATTGCGCCAACGGATAATTGCAAACCATGTGGCGGCTGGGCAAGTGGCAAGCGGAAGAACGAGGGCAAGCCTTCGGGTTGAGGTAACCGAGAACGAGGGCATCCTTTGGGGGCGCAGTCCGTTCGGCACCTTGGAGACTGGCCGCAAGCCGGGGAAAACACCGCAAGGCTTTGTTGGCATTATCCGCCAATGGATGCAAGACAAGGGCATTCACGGCACACCCATTCCGTATGTGCGCCAACCATCGGAAAGGTGGAAGCCGAAGTACACCCCACAAGAGAGGGGCGACCTTTCTTTGGCCGGTGCGATAGCGCACACCATCAAGACGAAAGGCACAAGCCTATATCGCAGAGGTGGAAGGGATGACATCTATTCTAACGAGATACCGAGAACCATCAACGAGATACAAGACAAGCTGATGGTAATCTATACAACTGAAATTGACAACATAAACTTAAATTCACGAACATGAGAGAAGCACAACTGAATGGAAGGGCGATAGAGATACCCGACATGATTTCGTTTGCCTTCAACCCAATGAGGGTAAAGGTGGACACGCAGAGAGTTGTTACCATCGAACTGACCGATGGAGAAAAGACATTCACGGATGAGCGAGAGCCGATTGGCGGTAATGTTTCCATTGACCTCGCACTATATGCACGCAGTTTCTTCACGATTGACCGAAAGGAAATGATACTACCCAAGGAGGTTACTTGCACCGTGCGCGAGGGTGGTGTAGGCACTACCTTCACGATGTTGGTTGTTTGGGGCGCAATGAATGTGGGCGAAAGGTTCAACAAACCGAGAAAGGTTACCTGGTTCAAGAACTTCCCTTTCACGTTCAATCTGTATGTGCCAGAGGGTGCAACCGCAAGAACGCGATACGACAATAATAGATAC